GGTCGTCTCCTGCTTCATCATCAACTGAGCGCCGAGACCAGAACCGATGTAGGTCATGTGACTGCCTTTCGGGTATGCAAAACCCCCGTAGGTGGGGGACTACGGGGGTTGGATGCGGTATATGCAGTTGTGATGAAGCCGGGTGTTACTCCGACTTCGCGGGTGCCTTCTTCGGAGCGGACTCCTCGACGACCTCAGACCAGTTCAGGGGCTGCTCGAGAAGCCGCTCAGCGGTCTCGTCATCAACATCGACGGTGCCGCCGACCTCGACCGCCCGCGAACGAAACAGCAGCTCGCCGAACGGGGAGACGTTCTTGAAAGTGCGTGCCATGACCAGCTCCTAGGGGATGTACTTGTTTTTGCAATGGATCGAGAACGTCATCAGGCAGAAGCGCCCGTTCTCGACGTTCTCCTCGGGGGTTGCCTCGATCTGGATGTGACCAACCTCGGCCCACATGGTTCCGAGCGCGCCACCCAGAGTGCGGTCGAGAGAAAGCCAATGAATCCACGCATCCCAGAGCGCGAGGGCGGCATTGCGCGCCTCTGCCTGGTCAGTTCCGCCGACGAAGGTCTGGATGTAGCCAGGGATCTCGTAATCCTCATCAACGCGGCTCGCCCCCAGCGTCACCAATGCGTCGGCCCCAGCCATCGCCGAGGTCTCATTCGCTGGACCGCTACGGCCGATGACGAATTGAGAGTGGCACTGACGGTCGGTCACCCATCCGTCAAAAAGTTGGGCCTCTGGGTCGACCGCCACGAGTGCCGCCGCCAGGGTGGTGCCCCCATTTGGAGCGGTCCCGGTCAACAGATAGTTGAACGCTGGGCCGATTGAGGAACCCATCAGGCAATCCCGATGCGCTTCGGGCCGGGACGCAGAAGCACAAGGACACGGTTCGGGATGAACCAGCCGCCGACCTTGATGCCGTCATTCATGTCCAGGGTGTCGATGCCGGAGGAGCCGCCGAACGACGGGACATTCCCGGCCTGGGGTGGCTGCCAGTTGATCCGGATCAGCTCGAGCGCGGCCTCCGCGATATTCGGCGGCACATGGGCGGTGTCGGCGCAATAGCCGGCGACGTACTGGACGTTGATGTTGTCCGTGCCGTCTGCGAATGGCATCTCGACCCCGTGGGAGCGCCTTGTGAGCACGCCGAAATCGGAGTTGAGGGTGTAGCCATAGCCGTCAACAGGTGCGGTGACGGGCTGGTCTGTCAGCGTCCACGTCGTAGAACCTGACGTCTCCGTCACGGAAGTGATGGAAACAACCGGGCGACGACGCAAGATCAACTGCTTGTATCCGCCCGAATACCACTGGTTGAAGGCCCTTTGAACGATCGGACCAGTGACCTCTTCAATGACAGGGGTGGCGGCACTGATGAACCGGCCCATCGGCGTCGCATACTTCGTTTCCTCCGCCGCCGACCAGTTCAGATGCGTCTGAACGTCAGACAGCAGAACAATGTCGGTGGTGAGCATGGACTAGGCCCGCTTCTCGACCTTGGAAGCAGCGGCGGGGCGCTTCTCGACCTTGGGTGCCGAGTTGAGCACTTCGGCCATTCCGGCCGCGATCAGGGCTTCGGCCTCATCGGTGGGCAAGTCGATGGTCTCGCCCTTGAGGGGCCAGCGGGCACCGTCGCGGACGCCGCTGATCTCGACCTTCATCTGGACCTTCATGGCTTCTGCCTTTCGTGAGGTGGGGACGGCCAGCCGGGCACGGATCGCGTGCCCGGCTGGCCGAGTCGCGGCTTAGGAAGCGCCGCCGACGAAGTGCTTGACAGCACCCGTCTGGTCGACCAAGGTTCCGTCCGCACGCAGAACGCAGCGGAAGGTGATCTGGTCGGTGTTGAACGCGAACTCGCGGGACTGCTCAAAGCGGATCCCGTTGACAACGCGAGCGAAGTAGGCCGACAGGTCACCGAAGATCAGCGACTTGTTGTTCAGGCCGATCGCCGGCATCCAGACCTCCTGGATCACCGGAGCGCCCAGGATGGTGTCCGGGGTGCCCAGGGTCAGACCCGGCTGCCAGAGGTAGCGGCCGTAGCTGTCCTTCAGGGTGCGCAGGTAGCCGATGCTCGCGTCGGCGGTCACAAACGCGGCCGCCTTCGAGGATCGGTACTGCGGGATCACCGAGTAGTACAGGTTGATGACGTCATCGAAGGTCATGTGACCCGTAACGCCAGTGCCGCCCGTGACGCCAGCGGTGGTCTGGGTCGTGATGCCGGTCGGCTGCGTCGAGCCGGTTCCGACCACGAGACCCTGACCAACGAGGTTGCCGACCGCGCGGCCAGCCTGCATCGCAAGGTAGCCCTCGAGGTCGACGCCCGTGTCATCCACGAGCTCCTGTGCGACCTGGATCAAGAGCGCGGCCTTGTATGCCGACAGCGACCGCTGAACGAACGCGGGGTCCGACTCAGAGATCGTGGCCTGCTGCGCCGTCCACGAGGCGGTCGAGTGCGCCGTGGTGGTCGGGAGCTGCAAGGTGTCGCCGTTGTCGGTCTGAAGGACCGTGATGCCTGACTTCAGGAACTCCGAGGCGTTGATGAGGTGCGCCCAGAGCTTGTTGTAGAAGTTGGTCGGCATGGTCGCTGCGCCAGCACCTTGAGTCAAGCCAGAAAGGCCGCTTCGGTACTCGTTGATGGACCGGATGTCTTCCGGAGTGCCCCGGAAGTCGATGAGGTTCCGCTCGCCCTTAAGGAAGGACCGCAGCTCGGCGGCCTTGTCCTCGCTTGATGGACGGTGGCCGTTGCGCTCCTCGTCGACCGGGCTCTTGGCGAGGTCGCGGAGAGCGGCCTCGGAAGCGGCCGCAGTCTCGCGGTCGCTCTTGAGCTTCTCGATGGTGGAGCGAAGGTCCGCCAGGTCGGCGGTCATCTGGTTGTAGGACGCCTGCTCAGTGGCGTCCAGTTCGCGCTTCTCTTCAGCGGCGTGATCGAGCAGTCCCTTGGCCTGCTCCCACACGTTTGCCCGCTTCTCGATGAGCATCTGCTCATAGCTGGACATGTGCTTCTCCATTTCTGGGTATGCGAAAACCCCCGGCGTGGTCGCTCGGGGGTTGGGAGTTGGCGGGTGGCTGTCGGCCTGCCTGCCGGGTTACTTCAGTTCGTCCAGTTCCAGTTGAAGGCGCTGGACAGCGACGCCGGTCGAGTGCGTTTCGCGCTGCTCGGCTTCGGTGTCGGGTTCTTGGGCTCGCTGCTCGGCGGGTTCGCCGAGGATCAGTGAGCGGACCTCTTCCACGCCTAGCGCAGGAAGGGCGTCGAGTTCGACGTTGATCCGCTCAGCCAGTGAGCGTTTCGCGGTCGCAGTGTCGAGGTATGCAGGATTCGCGACGGGTGCCACGTCGATCAGTTGCACCTGGAGGAGCGTGCGCAGCGGGAAACCCTGCTCGGTTACGCCCCACTCGTCCTCGATGCAGATGAACGCGAACGACGAGTAGCGGATATCGGTGCGCTGCGCCAGGACGCCGTAGTCGCGACCCGAGGAGGTGTCGGGCAGGTCGACCTCGTAGCCGAGGCCCACGTTGTCGGGAAGAAGGCGCAGTGTTCCGGCCTCGGTGGTGCCGAGAAGCCGAGTGTCTTTGTGGTCGCCCCGGCACATGACGCGGACCTGATCGGCGATCGACTTGTCGAAGGCTCCCGGCGCGATGTTCTCCACGAAGCCGCCTAGGTTCTGCGACAGCGACAGATATTTCGCGGCGTAGCCGTACAACTGGCCGGGTCCGTCGCTGTTCGCACGGAACTCGACGATGGCCGGAAGATAGCGGCGCTCGATGTCACGCATTTGCGCCTCCTGAAACGCCCATCTTTGGGGCGGGCGTCGTTGCTGGTGGAGTTCCCTGAAGGGATGGGCCGGAGGTTCTGAACCATTCCTGCCATTGCTGGATCTGTTCGGGCGTCAAGGGCGGCTTGTCCTCGGCTGCACGGGCCTCGTCAAGCGTCTCGATGCCGGCGCTCAGCGCGGCGGTGTGCGCGATCATCCGCGACGTCATGTCGCCGCGCGCGAGGCGGTCAAGATCGAAGCGGATGTACTGCGGGTTTGGTAGCCGGTCAGAGACCGCCGCCTCGATGCGTGAGCACCAGACGCCGACCGTCCGCGACGTCAGCTTCGAGTTGTCCTGCTCCAACGTCTTGTACGTCAGGCTGTTCGCGACCTCGCCGCCAACATCCTCCGGACTCACTCGATAGATTGCCGCGACCTGCGTCGCAGTGGCCTTGATCGTCTCCAAGAACTGCGACTCGTTCGCAGGGACCGAGAGCGTTGTCCAGTCCCAATCCGAACCTGTGACAAGGACATCTCGCCCCGCCACGGCGGCCTTGAAAGCCGTCTTGGCCTGAGCGGCCTCATCCTCTTCGAGCTCGCGGGCCACATTCTTCATGTGCCCAGCCGGGATCGAGCCGTTCTTGAACCAGTCAGACCCGAACTGCTGCGCCTGGAGGCCCGTCTCGATCTGCAACTTGAACAACGCCAGCGGCGAAAGGCCCTTGACGGAGCCAGGGAACGTATACGCCGGGATGTGAATGACGCTCTCGCGGTCCAGGAGATGCCCGCGCCAGTAATACGTCGGCCAGTGGAACCAGTCCTGCTGCTCCTCGATGATCGAAACGTCATCAGGGTGCAGCCAGATCACCTTCGCAGGGCGTCCGCCAGCATCCACCGCGACGATGTAGCCGATCGCATTCCCACGAAGAAGCAGAGACGCCATCGCCTGATGAAGCCAGTCGATCTTCGACCCATACGGCGACGGGTTGGTCACAATCTGGGGCTGCGTCGGCATCAGAGTTCGCGCATTGTTGCCCGTCTCGCGGAAACAGCGCCAGGGTGCCGTCGAAACCATGTCCGCGATCAGCGACGTCGCCGCATACACCGGAATCAGGCGGAGGCCACTGCGCAAGATGTCGGGGCCATTGACCCCATCCGTCACGTTGTCACCAGCGCCCCAGACGTCCTGAAATGACAGGCCGCGCGATTCCTCGACGCTCGGTGACGACTGCTTGCGGAAGAAAATGCTCATCGGTTAGCCGCCCTGGAGCTGAGGATCAACGCGACACCGATGACCAGGAGCACCAGAGGAGGCCAAACGAACCAGGCAAAACCAGAAATCGCGGCGATACCGAGGATTTCAAGGGCGGTCGTGAGCATCAGCCCTCCTCAATAGATCGACTTCTTGATGTCGTAGTTCAGGGCCGAGCGCTTCAGTGCCCAGTGGGCCAAGGTGACGGCTTCGAGCATTGAGATGTCGCCGAGCTTCCGACCGAATGCGCGGCGGTCGCCGATGGGACGCCATGCCGCCGATGCCACCGCGGCATCAAGCTCGGGATAGCCGCCATGCGTGATGCGGCCCTCATTGACCGCAGCCTCCATGTCGGCGCACGACTGGATGTACTCATCGAGAGTGGCCGGCGTTAGGCGCACACCCTCTGCCTCAAGGTCGGGCAGTAGGAACGACGCCGGACCCTTGGGGTCGATCGCGATGGGAAGTCGACGCTGGCGCTGGATGCGTCGAGCCTCAGCTATGAACTCGGCTATCTGCTCACGAGGTAGGCGCAAGACAGCGCCGACATGCGGGACAGACCCAACCGACGCGACTCCGAGTGACAGCCAGCGGCGCTCGGTATCTGCCGCGATCCCCAACGCTCCCGGCCGAGTCTCGCCATCCTCAACCAAGCGTGATGACCACGCGCCGGCCCGGAACGCGGTCCCGGTGTACTGCGGGTCGCCCCACCAGCACAAGCGTTCGCGGGCGAACGTCTCGGCGTCCATCGTCGAGTGCTCATCAACGATCGTCTCGAGGTTCAGCCGCGTCCCGCATGCGGGATTGCGGGCCTTCCAGTTCGCCCGATCGTCAACATCCGGCAGCGGACCCTCGCACCCGTAATCCACCAGGCACAAGCGGGGGTTCTTGCCGTCAATCGCCGCACGCCGAGTACGGAGCACAACCTCGCCGTTCATCGTCCCCGAAGGCGGCGTCCCGGTCAGAATCAGTTGCGGATTCCCCATCGGGCCGGCCGAAATCGTCGGCAACAACGCCGCCAGGGACTCGTCCGACAAGTCCTGCGACTCATCACAAACCAGCACGTCGACCGTGAAGCCACGGCCTGAGCCCTTCGACCGGGCGATGAACTCCACCGACCCGCCATTGGTCAACACGATGGCCTCTTGGCCGTTCGTCTTACGGATCTCCTTCACCAGCGCCGCCAGCTCGGGATGCTTCCGCGGATTCTCGAAGAACGACGCCAGCCTTAGAAACGCCTTACGAGCCGTCTTGACCTCATGGGCGGTGTGCAAGAACTTCTCACCCAACGCCACCATGCCGAACAGCTCGCGGATCTCGAGGACCGCGTTCTTACCGTTCTGCCGA